AGGAATATTAATAAGTTTTAATCCACTCGCACGTAATAGTTGCACTATCATTAGCTGTGCACGCGGGCATAACTATTATAACATCTCCGCTTACACCAGTAGCTTCATTATTCTTAATACCACCAATAGAACTATAATCTAAATGTCCATCACCCTCTAAAGTTAAGAAAGTTGCGTCAGTGTCTGCGTCCCAAGTTAATTTAACAGCATCTACTTTTGCTGTCATTGATACGCTGTACCATATTTTATTTAAAGTTACTCTAGAACAAGATGTTCCATCTGAGCGATTATGAGTCGCTGCACTTACATCTATTATTTTTGTTGATCCGCCTGTGTTGTCTGAAACATTATTATAATGAGTTACAAGTTTTCTATCACCAGAAAATAATGTTTGATTTAATACTACATCTGCCATTTTGTTTTTCTCCTACTAAAGAGTAGGGGACATTACTCCCCTACTCAGAGTTATTTTTATTCGTAAACGTTTCTGCTGCAACATACATAATGTACGTTAACTGCTTCCGCAGCTGCTGCTCCAGCTTCAATTCCAACGTAAGGAATTAAATCAACGTCATCTGTTAGTGCTGCAGTTTTAACTGGAAGTGCACTTGGTTGTACCGCAGTAGCTGTTGTACCACCAGTTGAACCAGCTGTATTTGCAACATTATACTGAATACCATTTACAAAAATAGTTGCTTTTCTAGAAGAATCTATTTCTATTTTTAAATGATAAGGTGTGTTTGCTGCAACAGTAATAGGTAGTGCAGTGATATAATCAGTGCCACCAATACTGTGAACAAAATGCCAAACAGAATAATCATCAAATGCTTCTGAGTTAGTAGCATCTGTTTGATACTTAAAGTATGCTTGGTTTGCGTCAGTTGCAATAAGTTGGTCATTAGTCAATTTTAAACCAGCCCAAACTTTTTGGTTGTCTAAAGCAGGTAACATAATTGATGTTTCAAAATGCACTTGGTTTTCTGTTCCCCATAAAGTTCCTGCCCACGCTGTTGCTGCAGTGTCTAAATGTGGTGTTAGAATTGCTTGGTCTTGATCAGCACCAGCCGTTGTTGCTAAAACTCCACCTGAAGTTGTAGCAAACGTACATAGTGCAGTTGTCATATTAGTTCCAAGCGCTTCCCAGTTTCTGTTTAGTGCTCTTTGAACTTCAACTGTTGATACTTGGTCGATGTCTGCATTTATTCCTGGTCTTTGTAAAAACCATTCGTCAAAGTAAACTCTTCTAGCATCTTTAGCTGCTGTACCTAAAGTTCTATTGTGTACAATACCTGTTGATTCTTTACTAACAAGCTGCACACCATTTTCAGATCTTAATGGACCTGAATAAGTTGTATTTCCCATATTTGTCTCCGTTCCGCCAACATAGTCCGAGACTCAGTCTACTGCACGAGTCTATGTTGACTATTTATAAAGATTGTGCAGTGCGTCGAGTATACGCTTTTAAATATAGATATGCAAATAAAAAGGGGCCCGAAGGCCCCTTTAAATTAGTTCTTTTGCTTAAGAATTAAGCACCTGGTGAACCAAAAATACCACGCCAGTCAGAGAAGCCGAAGCTGTATCTTTCCCTAGCTTTGTATCTCATATTACCAGTATCAAAATCACCTTCCATAGCAGTTTTGATAGCTGCTCTGTTAAAGTGTTTCATTCCGTTAGGAACATCTGTTTTGATAAAGAATGCGTCATCATCTGTTAAGAAGTTGTTAACCACGTATCCTTGTGGCAACATTCCTTTAGATGAAAGTGCATTAATGTCGTTATCAGCAGTTCCAACACGCTGGTTAGATTTTAAGATTCTTTCAGCTGTGAATTGTAGAGCTGAAGGTATAATTAATTTCAAACCTCTAGCTGCAATTTTTAAGCCTCTTTCATCTTTCATGTTAGCGATGTCAATCATAGCTTGCTCAAGTGAAGTTTCACTTAAGTCAGCAGACGTTGTTAACTCATTTTTTTGATTTCCTGCAGAAACAGTAGGGTGAGCAGTTGATAAAAGATCAACTCCATCTCCACCTGCTGTGCCGCCAGTGAAACCATTGTTAAGAATGTCAGCCGCTTTGATTTGTTTTGTGTTAGCCATAGAACGTGCTAGTGCTTTCGTATAACGCTTAGCGATACTGTCATACAAGTTATCCTCAACAGCTTCTTCAGTTAGTGAAAAAGCGAGAGCAATTGTCTCGTGAGTGTAACGAGCAGTGAAAGTCTCGTTTGCGCTGTCATACGATACACCAGAACCTTCTGGTTTAACCGCTGCATTTGCAAAACCACCAAGCATTACTTCTTCTTCGAAAGCTCTGTCAGAGTTTTCAGTATCGTAGATTTCTGCGTGTTGGTTTTCGTAGTTTTTGTACTCAAGTCCGAATAATGCATTCAGACCTGGCTCTAGCTCTTTTGCTAGTTGTTGTCTTGATATAGCCATAGTTTAAATCCTCCTGCTATTATACGACGTGCGCAGGTTCAGCAATGAAACATCTTAGTACATTTGCTGCGCCGAACGCGTTGTCTGGGGTTTTAGCGAGACCTAGCATTTTTACACCAGTTAGAGTAGTACCTGAATCAGACACGTCAATCTCTTCTCCAGAAATACCTGTTACAGTACTTCCTGAGTGAGTTGCATCGTGGTCCATGTAAGTACCTACCATAGCTTGTGTTGCTGCGGTGTCGCCTTGAGCTTCGTACACTTGGTACGGATCGTCATAAACAAAACATTCTGAGTCGACATCTAGATCGTTGCCGGCATAGAAGTTTTTAAAGGTTGGTTTACCCGTAGTTTGATCAGTGAAAGTATGACCTGCAAAGACCATTAGACCGGCATCTGCTACAGCAGCTTTAATAATATAGCCACTTGCAAATTCTACCATGTCACCCTGGAACATTGCCGTGCTGTTACCATCATCAATATGATATTGTGATAAAGCACCGTTGTCTGGGTTTCCACCGACTTTCCCACTAGGTCTAAAACCAAAAGGGGCATCTGTATTTGCCATATTTGTTTCCTCCTTAAAGGGTTAGTTATTGTTATCGATGGTTGAGAAAAGATTAGTCTTTTTTCGAGCCACCAAAAGTTACACGAGTTTGCCTATCTTGATTGATTGGCATACTTGGGTGCTGTTCCTTCATAAGATCGTTTTCTAAAGCTTCATTACGGTCAGCATTCATCTGTTGATAATACGCTTCACGTTGCTTTGCGAGCTCTTCAGGTATCCTAGCCAGCAATAGGCCACCAACCCCAATCACTCCTGCGTGTTTTCCTTCAGCTACAGTTGGATAGTCTTCATCAGGATATTCATCGGATCTTACAAGATCCCATCCTGAACGAATTTTGCCTGACATGTTCCTAGAATCATCTTGGCCCATGCTTTCAGCTCTTATCCATCTGTGCCTATATCCGTCTGGCGCAGGCGGTGCATCTAGAGAAGATGGGGGAGTCCAAACTTTAGGTCGTTCTTCTTTAACTCTAGTTTGACTCACGCGGGAAGTTTTAACAGTCTTTTTAGTTTCTGTGTCTTTTTTATTCATATGCTTATACCTCCTTCGCGGCTAATTGTTTCGCATACTCTTCGAGTGGCACACCTAATCTTTTAGAAATTGCTACCTGTGAAGGTGTGAGTTTCACAGTTTTTCTGCGTCCTTTTGCGGCCGGACGTTTGGCACTTGCAACATTCTGAACAGGTTGTTCAGATGCAGTTGTCTCCACTTTATCAAATTTATGTGGGAATGCAACCCTTATTCGTTTATCTACTTCCGAATAGTATTCATTAGAAGTAGGGTCAAATCCCTCATCTTCGACAAGTTGTCTGTGTATGTCAAACGCTGTGTAAGTCATAGCGTTATCAGTACCAAACCAAGAATTTTTCGCGGACCACTGTTCTGCTTTAGGATCAATTTGCTGTGCAGCTTGATATATATCTTGCTGTGTAGGCATTTGTTGAGCCATCTGAGCATAGTTTTCTTGTTGTTGTGGTGCTTTTTTTAATTGTTCTTCTTGTTGTGACTGGTGTTGCTTGATCTGTTTAAGTCTAGCTTCTTCCATAGCCATTTGAGAAATAACTCTTTGAGCATTTACTTGAGCCTCTGGATCACCATCAGCTATTGCTTGTTTTAATTTAGCTTGAGCAGCAGCCATACCAGCAATTACTTTTTGTTCTAATTCCTGTGTGTAACCTGCTCCAAGTTTATCATACTGAGCTTTTTGTTGTTGAGCTTGTTGATTAATACTTTGTGCGTACTGAATAGCTTCTTCTTTTTGCCTTTCAGCTTCGCGCATTCTACGAGTTAATTTTGCAATTCTTTTATTAACTCCTTCGCTGTAATCGTCGAGCTCTTTTTTCTGTTCGCCTTCTTGAACATCTTTGCGCTCCTCAGGTTGCGCAGATGCGTCAGCGGGCTGAACACTGTCTTCTGTAACTTGTTCAACATCTATTTTCTCCTCTTCTAAAGATTGTTCTGGTGCTATTGCATCAAGGTCTATCTCTTGGGCCTGTTCGTCAGCTTCGCCAACGTCTATTGTTTTGTCTTCTTCTTGCATAGATTTTCCTCCTCTATGATTTACATTGCGTGCAAGATATCTTCAGGATTATCTATTGTCCCAAGTATCTCGTCATCGTTTAACATTCGTATCTCACCACCATCAATCTCCATTCGCGATCCTGCATATCGTGCAAAGATCACCCAATCTTTCTCCGCGCACCACGGGCCTGTAGGATATTTGTCTTTATCTTGATAACATAAATCACCCATCTTCAATACGTATCCAACTTGTGTTGCAACACGTGCGCGATCTAATGTTTCTTGTGCAATTATAATTCCACCTTCGGTTTTTTCTTTAACCTTAAATGGCATAACAAGTATACGCCACCCTGTAGGGTTTGGTAACTTTTCTAAACTTGTTTCTTGAGGTTTATTTTGTTCGTGATCTGCAATTTTCTTTGCATCTTCTTCTGCGTTATATTTATCTTCTAATGCGTGTGACGTTGTCATCATCGTTATTTGGCTCCTTTATTTCTAGCAGGTTAGAGAGTTCCTGATTTACAGTATCGATACCATGTATCTTACCTATTATATATTTATATTCGTCCATTGTGTCAACCCCGCCGTTTGCTAGAGTTTGAACTAGTGCGTCCATCTGAGACTGCATTAGTTTTTTTATCTTGTAAATTACGTTTACCGGATCCATAGCTTCTGACATATTTTTTCTTTTTATCTCCTAATTGCTCCCAGAACACGTCAAGCGGATTCGTGGGTTTATCTTCTTCCCCCATTGTTTCCCCCAATGTAAAATTATTT